ACTCTTGCATATCCGTAAATCATTACGCACACCTCCTATAAGGTTATTCGATTTCAATGCCACCCTCAGGGACTCTTGCATCACGAGGAACAACAACGATTTTGTAGTCCATTGCTTTGAGCATTTCATTGAGTTTGACTACACTGATGTTCTCCTGCTTAAAACGCTCCGAGAGAACATTGGATTTGATATTGAGTCTGTCACAGAGTACGGCAGGTTTCACCTCTCTGAGTTTCATTACTTCTTTAAGTGCAAGTGCGGCTTTCATAATCATTACCTCCTTTGGATTTGTCTATAGTATAACAGATATTTCTGAGTTTGTCAAGATATTTCTGAGAAAAAAATTTAACTTTTTATTTTTCAGGCGTATTCAAGGCAGTAATTGCCCCTCCTGCCGCCGTTCCTGCTCCCCCTCCGGGGGTCTGTCCCGGTAAAATCTCCGGGACTGTTTGAAAACTCAGCAAAAAACAAACAAACAAAAAACCTCAGAAAAATCTGAAAAATTTTTGCAAAACCTCTTGACAAACTCAGAAATATCTGATATACTTTGTATGTACTCAGAAATATCTGAGATACACAAACAAAATATATTAAATCTCAGGAGGTTTATTATTATGAAAATCTACGAACTAAAGCCCACAACAACGCAAAAATCTTTCGGAGGTAAAGCACAAGTATATATTGACTTTGACGGCTCCGAAACGCTCTACTCTTACGGAACGCCCATTATTACAAGACACGCAAACGGCACACTCGAAAAACTTTGGAACGGATGGACAGCCACAACAGGAAAACACATTAAATCATTTTGCGGACTCAATAAACAAGAATATATCAATTTATAATGGAGGTATAAAACAATGAAATATAAAACTACTGCAAAAGCCCTCAGGGAATACGGCTATAATGTAAAATCCGCAGGTTATTGCGATTTACAGTATTTATTAAATAACCACAGTGCAACGGCTTACACCTGCGGCGTTTATGGATGGAATTTTGATGTGTTCGAGGTGTACGGCGTGACCATTTGCACCGGCTATAGAGGGATGCCCGGCAAACGCTTAAACGGTATTACAGAATATGAACAAAAAGCCCGTGATATTTTATCGTGGGAAAATAAAGCCCCTTACGAGGAAAAACGACAAGCCGTTGAAAATCTGTTAAAAGAATTTTGTTTATTAAACGGAGGTAGAATATAATGAAAAAATATTTTTATTTCGCCGTTCAAGTAGAGGAAAACGGCAAATATTACGCCTTTGTCGTAAAGGTTAGCCCCTCCGACAATATTTTGTCCCGGCTTAGAATTAAAAACATTATAACCGCAAATATTTGTCCGTCAAGAAAACAAGCCGCCGCACTCGTTGAATTTTGGAACGAGGGACACAAGCAAAACCGCCGTTATTTATTTGACACGCCTATATTTTAAGGAGGAATAAAACAATGTTATATCAATTCAAAACCGCCGCCACAATGAAACCATACAATAATAAAAAATGGTGGATTGACTCCGGCATTATTAGAGAAGTAACCACGGAAGCCGCCACAATGGGCGAAGCCTTGAAAAAGTATCAAGAAGCAGTAAAGGAGCAATATTATATTGACATTTCCGACAATGCTATAAAAAATAAATGTCCTATGTATAGAGATACTAAAACCGGCGAAGCGGTGCAAGTGGGTTTTGTCCTGACTGCATCAACTGACTTTGACAATGACCGCCGGGGATGGGTAAAACAATATATTGATTTATGGGTAACTGTTCAAACTGTCGCAAATCCTTTTCAGGAGGTGACCGCCTAATGTTTACATTGATTTGTATTTTAATTATTCCGCTTGTAGTGCTTGCGGAACTGCTGAAAATCTCAAGATAATAATATAACTGCTCCGGGGCTTAACTGCTCCGGGGCTTTTCTTATGCTCTCAGGCATAGCGGCAAAATATAAACGCTCTCAGTGGCTTTTTAGCGGCTCTCTGAGGGCTTTTATTATTTAGGGGTATAGAGATACTACCGAGCAATTAAAACGGCTCTGAGGGGCATTAAAACGGCTCTGAGAGGGTAAGAAAATCTAAACCACGGAACGCCAAAAGCCGAAAAGCAGACCGGCACGACCTGAAAAGCGGAATTTTTCGCCAAAAATCCACGAGAAAAACGGCTCATCCTCCCAAATTTTCGAGAGGGCGAGCCGCCGTTCTTTTGTTTCATAGTTGCCATAGTCGGAAAGTTGCTAAAGTCGTTAGCAAAGTCGAAAGTCGCAAGAGTCGCAAGAGTCGGAAAGTCGTTTAAGAGTCGTTACCGTCCGTCAAATAGCGTTTCTTGACATCCTCTGTGTCATAGTCGGCATCTTGGTGAACATTCGGAGTAACCACATATTCGGTCTTATCCTGATACCCAAAGTTGTTCTTGCCGAGGAAAATGCCGGAAACAGGATTGATTTTGCCGTTCTGCATATAATTTTCCCATAGATTTTCCATAATTTCATAGGCTCTTTTTACTGAGTCCGAAGTTGCTTTCGGTAGGTCAGGCAGTGTATTATTATGTGTATTGCCTGTCTTAATCTCCCATAAACGCCTACGGTCAACACCAAGAGCCAATCCCATACCTGCTACAGTCGGTTTCATATCTGCTTCTGCTTGTATCTGAAAATACAAATCAAGTCGTTCCTGTACCGCATCAGAGTCGTACAAATCAACCTTTGGCAATCCTGCGAGTTTCATACTCACCAACAGATACTTTGCATTATCACCCGGCTCGACATTCGGCTCGTTGACTTCCGCAATACTCTTTCCACGAGGTTTCTTTTTCACAATCTCAGACCCAACCTCAGAGAGTTCCTTTTTATCCACGATTTTTACCTCCATTTCTCAGGTGATAAAAGTGACAGTTTTTGATACCCTAATTCCCTATATAGAAAAGAGAGTATATTTTATTTTCTCTACACATAAGGGGAATAAAAATTTATCACTTTTATCACTATATTATAATTCTCTACACATAAGGGGAATGAAAAAGTGTCACTTCTGTCACTTTTTAGAGTTTGATTTTCCCATCGGTAGTCGGACTGACATTTTTAATATCCAATCCGAACACGAATGTTCCGTCATTTCTGTGCTTAATCGGATAACCACGCATAGCAATTTCGTTGTAGAATTTCGTACTGCTCATAGGCTTATACTTATTATCTGCCTTACAACACCAATTTGAATATGCAGAATACAGTATACCTCTAAGCACTTTTTTGTCCTCACCCAAGTCGCAGGACTGCTCAAGGAAGTTACCAATCCTGTCGTGCATCTTACGATAGTTCTGAGTCGCAGAGAGGACACATTCAGGAGGGTTAAGTCCGTTCTTGAGATAGTCAAGACACCCATCGAAAATCCATTTTAAGATAGTCGGTCTATTCTCAGGGAGAGCAAAGAGTTCCTTTAGAGAGTTATCCTGATTGTTACCAAGAAACTGCTGATTGAACTCGATTACCCAAATACGATTTGAGTTAAAGACAGTATCATCCGTTACGGCAGGGAGATAGTTTGTTTCGAGCCACAGGGTAAACTGAGGGACGAAACTGAAAGACTTTTCAAAGAGTCCACGAGTTACAAGGGTATCTCTACCTGTGATTGCTTTCATACTTGCCGCATCCAAGCGGACATCTCTTGCAGACTCGGACATTCTTACGAGTCGAGTACCTACCAATTTTGCGAGAGCAGGTTGAGGGGCATTAAAGTCCGTTACTCTGCCGTTTGGACTCTCGCAGATAAGTCCTGTCGGTGCGGAGTCGGCGTAGTCCTCACCAAGTACGGTATTGATGGTAGAGAACAAAGTACCTTTTCCGTTTCGTGTCTTTGCTCCATAAGCCATAAACATACATTCCTCACGGTTGATACCGAGGATGCTATATCCGATGGCTCTCTGTAGGAAAGCGGCTTTTTCTTTATCGCCGGACATAATCTCGTCAATGAATTTAGCCCATCTCTTACAGGGTTTCGTGAACGCATTGGGAAGTGAGCAGGAGGTTTTCTTTGTGACATTATAAGGTGTAATGTCATCTACGATTGCTCCTGTCTTGAGGTCATACGCTACGGTAGGAGTATTGAGCAAATAAGGGTTAGTGTCCATATCCTTGAGGGACATTCTTACCATTGTTTTCAGGACTTCCATAATATTACGCATTTGCGTGAATTTACGGATAGAACTGATGTATTTACGGTACTTGTCGATAAGTTCCTGAGCAGTATCATCGTCTTTATCAATCTGTGCGGAGATTTCCATACAGTAGAGTACCATAAGATTAAGGAGAGTCTGTAGCATATCGGAGATAGCACCGTTCTCGCCCTGTCTTATCCAACACTTATCCCAAATATACCAACAGTCGTTTTGAGGGCAATATCGGATTTCGTTGTTATAAATGTCACTCATAAGAGTAGCCATACCGATGTCATCCCAAGAGTACACCATTGACAGATGTGGCTTGAGAGCCATAATACGGAACATCATTTCAGACATTTTTTCGTCCTCAATGACATTGCCGTTGTGCATTTGATAGTATTCTAATTCAGCCATTGTTTTCACCTCGCTTTCTAATTTTTGATTGCATAGTATAGACAACCTCTGTCTATATAGGATTTAGCGAGTCGGAATTGCCAAGACATAAACCAACCGCCGTGTGTGATTTTATCGAAAACAAATATAAAGTCCTGCTTTGCAAGTTCGTCAAGAGAGGTGATTTGTTTTCCTTTACTATATTTTCGTTTATACATTATCTGTGTCCCTCCTTGCACACATTTCTGTACCATCAAAGGCACAATCCTCGCAACCTTTGTAGTAAGCACATTCCGAGCAGTCGTGAGTTACATCGTAACCTCGTTCGGCATATTCGTCCTTATTAGCCATAGGACACGAGCCATCAACGCAGGTTACGCCGCAGTAGCCCGGACATCGTTCATCGTCATCAAACAATCCGATTTGACCGTTCAAGCGTTCGTACTGTGAACAATGTTTAACCTCCGATACTCTTTTCTGATGGAGATTACAATACGCATAAGCGTGTGACATACCAATTTTGTGGTAGTTCTTAGGCTCGTACTCGTGACTCCATACTCGTCTTACGCAGTAAGAGCAGTTAGAGCCTTGACAGTCTTTTATACGCATATATGAAACCTCCTATCTTTTATATCGCGTTACGCTTCCAACAATCGTTTCAAGTTCTCGCTCAGGTAGACACGGCTCACAGGCTACGGTATTGCAGTAGACAAGTTCATCGTAAATCTGCTGAGGACTATATCCTTGATTGTGGAGCATACCGGCAAGAGAGGTAAGACAGATATTTCTGCATCCATCAGGAATACGAGGGTATACAGGTCTGAGTTTAATTCTGCTTTGGGGCTTTTCCCAAATAGGCGTATAAATCCGATTGGTATAGGGTTTTCCTGTAGACTCGTTTTCTCTAACATCCGGGAAATATTTTTCAACGATATAATCAATCGCATCTTGATTTTCGATGATTTGATTATAAAGAAGCGTATCGCCGGTCATAATAAAATAACGAGCCTGTTTATATATCTCCACACCATTGAGATTGTTCTTGCCCTTAAATGGTAAAGTACCTTTGAGCAGTATATGAAACCCTCTACCGCTTTTGGATTTCTCCGTGTAGGACTCACATCTGCCGATAATATCTGCGGCGAGTTCGGTGAGAAATCCATCCTCGTCATATCCTGTATCAATATCTACACCCACGATGCCGTTGTCGTTGAACACAAAGCCGATATAGTCATAGCATCCATCGGCAACGGCATTGATTGCAGTTTCAAAGGAACTCCAAGTGAGTGGATTTGTCGATGAAGCGGCTGAGTTTTCAAACGCTCTCATCGGTACTTTACTGTCAGAGCGAGAACATACCCATTGATTGAGATTTTGTAATTCCTCAGGTATGTTCTTTAATATCATTACATTAGACCTCTCTTTTTTGCTACCTTACGCTCAAAGACTTTCATCAAGTCCCAAATCACATTTTGGTCGATTTTGAATTTCTGAGCCGCCTGATATACCTCATCAGGGAGGGTATCGAAACCGGCATAGACTGTTACGAGCATTTCTCTATCTCTGTCAGAAAAATCTTTCAGAGCATTGTAACAGGCTTGCCAATTCTTTTTGTCGGCATCACTTTTGAAAAAGGGTTTTTCCTGTCGAGAATTGATTACGGAACGAGAGTAAAAACGCATAGCGTGTCTTACATAATCGGAGTAGTAAGGTCTGTTCATTCCGCAACCTCCTTTTTCTTGCCTTTGCGAACAGGCTTAGGGGTTTCCTTAGGTGTGTCGATGGGAAAAAAGTATGTATCGTCTACACACAGTTCCACACCGAAACCACGCTTGTCGGTTTCTACAACCTCTTTACCTGCGTTCTGAATTGCTACTGCATTTGCGAGGGGCATCTGACTCTTTACAAAGTCCTTGCCTGTCCTCATAATAAAAGTTACCATACCGTCTGTATGTTTGATGTTCATTAGTGTTTCCTCCTTTTAATTAGATTTTTAAGAGAGTGCTTGAGGATATACCACAACTGCTCCAAGTAGCCTACTTTACGATAGCCCATTGTTTTTATCCTCCTGATACCATTGGTGAATATCCACGCCAATGTCTTTCAACATTCGATGTGCGAGCCATTCATTATCTCCCGGCTCGTCCATCATATAGAAATCTCGCAGAGCCTTGTGTTCGGCATTGAAAGCATCCCAAAATTTTCTGAGCCGCTTCTTTTTCCAACCGTAGCGTACCATCAGTACATAAAGTACGAGAGCATCAATATCTGCCGCATATTGTGCATCTTTTTCTGCAATTTGCCGATTGATTTCAATGTCCATTGCTTTACGCTCTGCCGCAGTTAATTCTGCACCAAATACCTTACCGTGATATTTCTTAATTCTCATTTTTGCTCACCGCAGGGAGAATTGCAGATAATTCTACCACTCCTACATTTAGGAACGAGCATAAACGAGAGTTCAGGATTTACGAGAGAACACATCTGAGATACCAATTCTCTGATTTCCCATTGAGCCTTAGTACACAGGCGTTCATTAGCAATGTGGATAAGTTCTCTCAGGTTGCACGACAGATAAAGCGAGGTTTCGCAAGCATTGGGGAGAACATAACGAGCGTCCTCGTTAGGTACTCCAATAGCCTGTAATTCAACATAATTGTCCTCAATATGGGACATTAGATTGGCATAACCACCTTTACTATCAATTTTCTCAATAGAATGTGGCTCTACTACACCAAATCCATCCTCAGAGCAGTATCTTTGACTACGCTGAGTGAAAGAGCAATGTCTGTGTCTTACCAACTGATGAGAACACGCACGAGAGATACCCTCAATCTTAAAGGTAAAGTAAATATGCTCGAACACACTATGATGTCCGTTTTTGTAAAGATGCTTTACCAATCCGAGAGGGTTTTTAGGGTCGGAGTCATAGCAGATAGAAGCGATTTTTGCAATCGTTTCAATAGGCTCTGCCGTAGCCTGAACTAATGTTACATTCATTATGAATATACCTCCTGTTGTAGTTTTTCGATTAAGACCTCTCCATCAATTTTTGTTAGTACCATAAACCAAGAGGAACGGAAAAAACTTTTCGCACTCAACGATTACCTGACCGGCTGAGTAATTACCATATCCGTCACCTCTTAGGGCATTACGATAATCGTCAGCCGCTTTAACAATTATCGCTTGTGCCAAGTTCTGATAGGGAGTGTTTATCATCGTTCATTCCCTCCCTATTAAAAGGTAAGTCATTCATATCAGGAAAGTGCGATACTGTCCACAATGCACCGAGGATGTTCCAAGTAAAGGCTCTATCGTGCGGCTCGTCTTTGTCACCTCTCAGCCATTTCAGATAATGCCTTGTGGCACTGTCAATGTAGCAATGGAGAGGGATGCCCTTTTCCCAATTCCTCTCTGTGTATTTTCTCGCTCCGTCCTCGTAATGCTTTGACACCTCAATAATCAATGAGGGGAGGTCGGTGGATAGGTCTTTTGCAAACTGTTTTAGACAGTTTACGAGTTCAAAATTATCTCCGTTTCGAATAAATCTGTCTATATGTGCGAGAATAAGATTGTCCGAGAGCAAACTGCTAACGACATCGAGTGGAAGTAGGTCACAACGACCTTTTCCCTCACCGATGTCACGAACTGCTCCTGTATCAAATTTTCTACGCTCACCGCTATCAATAATCATAAAATATACCTCCTTTCACAGAGTGTCTTGAGAGGGTACGAGATGCACCCTCTCAGACTACTCAAAAATTACTTGAGCAGGGCTTCAAGGTCGAGAGAGCCGCTTGCCGCAGTCTGCTCAGGAACGGTAGCAGGGGCTTCTGTCTTAGGCACATCGTTTTCTGTTCCGAGAGTAAGTGCTTTCTTAACAGGGGTAGTATCGAAACCATCTGCCGCCCACTTGTCACCGAGATTAGCGAAAGTAACGGTCTTATTGGGGTCTTTGTTCGAGGGCATTGCCGTATGTACGACCTGAGCCTTGATGTAATGATTGATGAGGTCGGTGTGGTCGATTTCCTCAAGACCGAAGTTATTGAGTGCGGTCTTTGCAAAGTAACTGAAAGCGTTACAAGCCTTTTCGTTTACAACGCCACCGTTACTCATAAGGGAGAAGCGTTCGATGTGGGTAATGCCCTGAGCATTTACCATCTTGATTTCGATTTTTCCAAAATCCTGCTTGTAATCAACCGCATAGATACGGAAAATGTGAATACCCTCCGGGCAGAGAGAAAAACCGCTTGTCATAGGAATTGTAGCCATAATTATTTATCCTCCTTAATTTCGCTCGTTGTGAGCCTATAATTTTCAATTTTTCCGAGGTACTTATTGTATTCCTCAGGGTTTGCTTCCTTAAAAGCCTTGTCGTTGAATTTTTCAGAAACCGTCTTAGAGAGAGCAAAGGTCAGGCGAGAGCCTTTGATTTCGACCTTTTTATCACCCTCACGGAACTGACTAAGAGCGTACTGCTTAATCTGTTCGGTTACATTCTTGAGTCTTTTTTCCTTGTCAGCAATCGTTGCATTGACCGCATCAATTTCTGCTTTAAGGGCTTCCGCTTCTGTTACGAGAGCAGAAATATCTGACTCAGGATTGAGAGAGTTTGTTCTGAGAGCCGCAAGAATGTCTGCATCCTTTTTCTCATCGAACTCAGGGCTGACACCCTTTGCAACAAAGGTGTTCCACCAATTCGTAGCCTGTTCTACATAGAGGTCGAAGTTCGGATAACGCTCAGACACCTTAAATTCATCAATGTAAACATTGCCGTTTGCAAAGGACGGTGTGACCTGCTCAGGATGTTCGTAATCACCCTTTTTATCCTCAAGAGTTACACATACCATCAGCACATTATCAATGCCGAGCAGGTACGCATAGAGTGCCGCCTGTAGAGCCTGATAATGAGGGGCTTCACCGTCTTTCCATCTTTCCTCAAGGTTACCGCTTCTACCGTCAATCTGAACGGTCTTGACCTCAACTACATACTCAGGCGTGTCACTCTCTCCGTAAATGAGAGCATCCCACATACCACCGAAAATCGGAGTATCACGGAAAAAGTCACCCCAAGTTTTGTTGAAATAATCTGCACCGTAAATATCGGTAGGGGTCTTGAGCCTGTTACCAAAGCCCATAGATTTTCTGAGGAAATCGAACACTTTAGGCTCGATGATTTCACCGGCGTGAGTGTATTTATTACCCTCAAACGCTTCCTCATAGGTCTTTGTTACGGCACACCAAGTCTTAAATGCCGTATTCCACGGGTCTGCACCGAGTACCGATGCAAAGCGAGTACCTGTCAACTTTTTCGTTTTGGCAGGTGGCTCAATCTTGATGCTTGAGCCGTTCCACTTAATGTCTTTCATTTCTTACCTCCTGTTTTTACAAACGCATAGACGATACAAGCGATAATCTCTACCATAATCGTAGCAAGAACACCTGCTACAAAAGGATTGATATACATATTAGTTACCTCCCTCTAACATTTCTCCGATTTTTACAATCAGGGTTTCACAATCTGCTTTTGAAATCACGGTGAAGCCCTTAGTGTCAACTGCAATCTTTGCAATCATTTCCTCTTTGGTGGGGTCAGCATCTTTCAGTTTCTTGAGCAGTTCTTTCATCTGCTTAATCTGTAAAGGGCTTGCGTTACCGTCAGGAGTGGTAAGGGGCTTTTCGGAAGTCTGAGGGGCAGTAGGTGTAGTGACCGGGATAGGTGCGGCGGTCTGAGCAGGTGCAGGACTCTCAGAGGTGTTATTGTTCAGAGTAGGCTCGATATTATCAGGCTCGCAAATATCGAGAGCCATCATATAAAGGTATCTACGCTGATAGGTTTCCGTAGAGCCAAGTGCTTGCATAGCGTTTACTGCGTTATTTCCTGTGAGTTCTCTCATAGGAGAGGTGAAAGTGATTACATCGGAGGGGTTATCAATGTCGATGATGTCCATTTTTGCGATTTCATTGTTGAATGTCACGCAAGGGAGCAGTCTGAGTTCTGCGAAAATACCTGTAGCAATCGGCACGATGTCATCAAGTTCAAAATACTTAAAGGCAAGGTGCATATTCTTACCTGTCTTTTTCGCTCCACTGTTAAGGAACTGAACTCTCGCAGTGAGCAATTTTTCAAAAACATTCATTGATTTAACCTCCGTTTTCTTTGTGGTTGTTGCCATTTGTGTAGTCCTCCTTTTTCGTTCAGGCTTAATGCCTAAAAAATCGTTAATTCGTTTCCGAGCCATTTCAATGTAGAATGTCCTATCCACATCCTCGATTGATAAGTGGTTATCGTTGTCAATGATGCAGTGTTCCGGCAACATTTCAATTTTCGCCGTTGCATCGTTCTCAGCCTTGACCTTGAACAATTTGCCGTATCGCTCATCCGAGGTCGCATATACTCTGTTGACCTTTTGGACAGGCATTTTCACTCCATCCACAAGATGATATGCTTCCTTGTACTTTGCACCGGCTTTCGCAATCAACTGAAAATCAAAGATGTCAGTACTGCCGTTGATAGTGTCCTCCACAGGTGTACCCTTTACGAAGTAGTCAATCAGAGCCTTTTTGACGATAATCATATTATTGTTAATCGCCCACGCACCCTTAACTGAGATACCGTAATTCAAGTAACCACCTACGGTTTTGACCTTACCATTGGTTTGGATAATCAGGAGGTTATTTACATCCTTTATCCAAATTTTTGAGATTTCATCGGTTTCCAATTCAAATCTCGTTGTCTTTTCCCATTCTGCCGCAATCTTATCGACAATCGGCAATTCGGTTTTATCTACCGAGTACGCCAAACCATCGGTATTGAGATTGAGCAATTTAATGGTTTTACACGCTTGCAGTAATTGCATTGCAAGCATTGTGAGGAATAACTGACCTGAGATACGGAGAGAGCGTGTAGGCAGGGGGTCATACAAATCGTTGTATTGATTTTCCTGAGCACCTGATACTGTATTAAGTGGCAGTTTCAGGTCTTTTGCCGTCTGAGTATCGCCATTATGCTTTGCCGCAATTCTGTCTTTGCGGATGGCATAGAACAGGTCAGGGTTAGGTACATTACGAGAGAGGTAATTATATTCCTCAATTAGCGAGGGATATAGCGAGGACACATCTCGATTTTGAATAACTCGTGTGTCGGTTGCTTCCTCGTAATACCCGGTCAAACTACCGTGTACGCCGCCCCAAGCCCATTTACAAGGCATACCGCCGATTTCCATTTCAAAGTATGTTTTGAATAAGTCATCGTCAGGTATTTCTTTATTGTGGATGGTTTCAAAGAACTCCAACACAGGCTGAGGGATTGTGGATAGGTCGAGGTTTGGAGGGTAGACATAATCTCTGCCGTCATTCCATTCCTGCCTTACCGCACCAAGCATCATTGCGGTGAGTTTAGCGTTTGTTGCCGAAAGTGCTTTTACCTCGTCAATATCGGCTCTCTTGCCGAGGTTAAGTTTTGTTTTGAGGTAGTCAATACGGATTTCTGTCAGTTTTTCGGTAGCATCAACATCGTGCTTACAGTATTTAATCACGAGTTCAAGTTCCTCAGGCGTAAGAGGTCTGTCGAGATTAAAGTCAACCTCTGTTTCCTCAACTGACATACCCAAGTGACCCTCGATGGCTTTCAAGGATAGACCACGCTGAACATCGTCCATAATATCGACATTGTTAAAACGATAGTAGACTCCGTTGAGCAAAGGACATTGCCAACCTTGACCGCCGCCGATTATCCAATCATTGACCTGCTTAACTTCCTCAGGGGAAAAACCTGAGCAAATCGCCTTGATGATGTATTGGTCGTAGCCTTTGGAGTTAAAGCCGCAATAGATTGAATTATCGTTGATGAAGTCTTTTGCCCCGGCATTGTCATTATGAAAGACCGCAAACTCTTTCGTTTCCCTGTCCTTAAAAATGACAATAAAATCGTGAGCAAAAACCTCAGTATCGTATGTTTGCCAATTCAAACATTCTCACCTCCTAATAATTTAGCGAGCCATTCCGAACGCCTGTCTTTTAGCATTTGCCATCTAAATTTTCTGTCGGTAGGAATTATCCCGGTGTCCTCATAATTAAACCTAAGGTCATAATCGTGAACAGTATGTCCGTCAGGCTTAAACGATACCGGGCTATCCTTATCCCATTTCAATAACAACTGCCATAAATCGGGGTAGGTTTGTCGTAGTAACCGTAATTGTTCTACTGACTGATTGTGGCAAAACCAACATCCACCTCGTGCCGCCGTAGTGTATATAGGTGAAAGTAAATCATTTTCCTCGCACCATTTGCGGCAATATTCCTCGTCCCATCCTATATCTACTAAAGGTAGTACAATACCGGGGCGAGTGTGGCGTTTAATTCGTTCAGGCTCATCTGCGGCAATACCGAGATATTGCACAATATTTATATCTGCTCCTTGTGCAAGGGAGCGAGTAGAAAACACTCCATTTTGAGTTTGCCGCACCATCGAGCAATCCGAACACCGGGAAAACCTTTTATCTGCCCTTGCATTTCCGGGCTTTTCCGAACAGGTATTTGATAAAACATTTTCTCGTATGTTTGTTTTTCGGACTGACTCAAGCGGTTGCACCTTGAGTCTTGAATTGCACCACGCCCCTCGCACCATTGGGAAACCGTAGATACACTCTCCGTTGGTCTTTTTGTTAAATCGCAGAGCGTAGAATTGTCGTTCGTAAGACAATCTCTCTCTCTCTCTTGACGGTGGCGTAAATATGTTCAACGGTTAAGCCATATCGAGCCTTGATAATCGCATCGGCTTTTGATTTGAACTCGACCATTGGAGGTAAGTCAGCAGGGATAGTATCGGTAGCCCATACCTCAGCGTGAACTACTCTATCAATAGGGTAGCCAAGTAATTTACAGGCTTCTAAACAAGCGAGCGAGTCTTTACCGTAGGAGAGTGAAAGTATATGCTCCATATCACTCTGCCACCTCCGTTCCGATAAAATAGCACTCGTTCTTTTTGTAGGTAGTGCAACGCTTTTTGTAACTCTTGACGAGATAGCCGATATTGTCCACAAAATCGTACACTATAGGCTCTGCCTTACCCTCACATACTCTTGCAATTCGACCAATGCTTTGAGTTATCACCGCATAATCTTTTTGAGGTGTTACCATAAATAACCGTTCAAGACACGGTATATCTAACCCCTCTTTTGCAAGAGAATAGGTGGCGAAAAGGTACTTTTTCTTGCCTGTCCGCATATCCTCAAGGGCTTGTTCTCGCTCCGCTTTGCCTTTTTTCGTTGTCATCTTACCGCTTATCATCACGGCTTTATCGTGCATCTTTTGCGGTAACCTGCACATTAGCGTTTCGAGATGTTCCAACCTATCGGATAGAATAAGACAAGAATGGTCTGCTTCCGATGCAAGCCACGAACTAATGAAATTTGTTCGTTCGGTATTCTCGCAAAGATATGTAATCAAGCGAGTGTAATTAAGAGTGCCGTCTGTATTTAAGCAATCACGGCTTATCCCAATTCCTGTTCCGATAGGCTTGATACCTACTTTCATTACCTTGTCTGCTACCGCTTCATCAGGGACGGTGTAAACCACATTTCCGAGTAGTGCGTAGGTGGCTACAATCATACCGTCAGACCTATGAACTGTTGCGGACAAGCCATACTTATGTCGAGCCGCCAAACTGCCGAGGACTTTTGAGAACTGAGTCATAGCCGTTGGTGTTCCGGCAACTCTATGACATTCGTCCACGATAATGACATCCCACATATTTTTATATTGAGCGAGGTCGAGTTTACACATCGTTTGGATGGTAGCAAAAGTAACTCCTGAGCCGATATTGACTTTTCCCTCAGTAATCGTACCGATGAGGGATTTATCCATATATCTCTCTGCTCGTTCCTTACTCTGTTTTACAAGGTCAAGTGTGTGGCAGAGCCACAATGCTCGTCTACCATACTGTTTGATGAGGGCAATTCCCATTTGAGTCTTGCCGCTACCTGCCTTACTTTGCAGGATGCCGTACAAGCCATTTATAGACTCTCTGACGGCTTTTTCTTGATAGGGGTATAATGGAACAGGTTGTCCGTAATCAATCCATACAGGCTCGTGAAATCCATCAATAACGGCATTACCACGGATGAGAGGGATAATCTCTCTAAGTGTCCCATAAGGGAGGACGATTTCGTTGCCGTGTACCTCATAGAGATAGAGGTCTTTTGGAGTGTTACCGAGCCAAAAGCCCATACGAGCCTTTTTAGCGTAATCAGGGTTTGGGATGATTGGGTGTCCCTTACACCACGCAAGGATTTCAGGAGAGGGGTCTTTAATGTAGATAGCGTTACTAATTGTTATCTGCATCTTTTTCTGCTCACCTCCTTATTCCATTGTTCTAATGTTTTTCCACACTCATAGATTTCTGAGAATGACATATAGGATTGATGATTTTTATAGGCGATAATGGTAAAATGAGGTATCATATAGATTTCCTCGCCAACCTTGAGGGCAAACCACCCCTCGCCATTGCCACATTCTTTCCATAATGCCATTGCTAAATCTTGATTTTCCTCTACTCGTCTTAGGTCAAATCCTTTGGAGGAACAGACTTTTGCATCTATGAGATAAGACTTGCCGTTTCGTGCGGCGATTACATCCGCAGGTTGACCGGCTTTATTTTGTGCCATATTGTGTGTCCAAAACCCATAGGCATACAAGCGGTCACACAGTTCTGACTCAAAGGAATTTCCTAATGCTCTGTTAGAGGTTGCTTTCATAGGCTTACTCCGTTTCTCTACGAAGCAACTCTTTCAGCAATTCAGCAGTAGTGTAGTCCTCAATGGGGTTATTAGATACAAAGATGTTAGAGGAAAGAGTCAAAGCAGGGCGAACGCCAAAGTAACCGTAGTACGCAGTGCCGTAAGTCGGAGTACCGTCAGTATAGACACCGCGAGCATAAGATGAATAACCATTAGAAGCCGTACTGTAAGCCGTTGCGAGCCACCACCAATTATCAAGGTTAGAAATCGAATAACGGTAGTTACGATATTCCTCTACGGTGAGCAAGGTTACCTTATCCTCGCAAGAGCCATAATCGGTCAGACCATCGTCAGCCGTCAAATCTCTACGCATCGGAATAATCTTTGAGAGGTCAGCACCGTTCTTTGCCAACTGCTTGAGAAAATCGTTATTAAGATATTTTCGGAGAGAACTCTCTTTCCAATCGTTGTTATTGTCTTTGTCAAAAGGCATATTGCCGATAGACTGTTCTGAGAGAACTAATACGGACTCGTCTGTTTCGCTCAATACGAGCCAATCCAAACCGCCGTAGGTAAGTGTTTTAGTTTTCATACTGTGTCATTAACTCCTTTACTTTCGTTGAGTAGGATGTGGAGTAAATACCCTCATCCCACAATCGTCTTGCACCTGTTGCTCCGCAGTTATAAGCCATTAGAGCCTTGTCTACATCCTCATATTTTGCGTAATGCTGAGAGAGGATGGTGATACCGCAGAATACATTTTGATATGGGTCAAGGAAATCGGTGATACCATATTTCTCTGAGAGCCATTCGTGATTGATGGTGTTGATTTGCATAAGACCATAATCGCCACCTTTTGAAACTACCCCTGCTCTAAACGAACTTTCCTTTTCGATGACCGCCAAAACCAACGGCATAGGGAGATTGTTTTTCTCGCACAAATCTCTTATGTAGTCCTGTAGGTTATTATCAAGGGGGCAATCGTAATACACGACACTTTCCTCAATAATTTCCTCCGTATCAGGCTCTACCGTTGGAGCAGTAGTAACATCAGGTGTTGTCGTTTGTACCGGGGCTTGTACCTCTGTTGATGGCGTTTCGTTCTCTACGCCTTGTACTTTAATTACGGTTACTCTACCGACAATAAAGCCGAGGATAACACCGCTTAGGAACAACCCTGCAAGTACGAGAATAATTGCTCGTTTGAGCCGAGGTGTCCATCTGAATACATATTTTTGGTTATAAGTCATTTGTTCACCTCATCGTCTTTTGGCGGCTCGTGTCCGTATTTTTTGAAATACCATTCACGATACGCTTTTTCGTTGTGTGGATTTTTGTAAAAATCCTTTAAGGTTTCTACCATTCCGATAAATGGCTTTGCGAGGTTAGTAATTTGTGCCGGGGTCAATTCAACTTGCATTTTCGTTCTCCGTCAGAATTTCATCACAGACCTTTAAGACTCTCTGTGCCTGAGGGTAGGTATAAACGCCGTTGATAATACTCGACATCAGAGGGGGCTGAATTTCGATACCTCGCTTTCGCAATTCAAAGATAAGCCACACCTGAGTCTTGCCGAGTGCCTTAATTCGGTCTTTAATCTGATACATAGATTTCTCACCTCCTGTTTTCTAAAATTTTTTCAAGAGAAATCTGAGTACATCTTGACAAAAGACCGATTTTATGTTATTATTGTTATTGCAAATCATAACTAATAACCGTTCAGAACTGCCAATTCTGAGGGGTCGGTTTCTTATTGCCAAATCTGTATTTCGGATTTCTTGTTCTTATTATAAATCTAAATTTCAGATTTGTCAAGGGGTTTTTCAAAAATTTTAGATTTTATTTTTCAAGGAGGTCTATAATATGGATTTCGCAACCAACTTTAATAGAATTTGCAAAGAAAAAGGCACTTCTCCTACCGCTTTGGTGAAAGCATTGGGAGTAAGTACCTCAAAAGTTAATTTATGGAACAACGGCTCGCTTCCGAAACAGGAGATGCTGATAAGACTCGCTCAGGAATTAGGTTGCTCTGTAATGGATTTCTTTGCCGATGAGGATGAAATTATCGCAAAGCAGACGGCAGAGCCGAAAGACGAGGACGAGAATGATATTATCCGTGTCTATCGTATGCTTGACCGCAGGGCAAAGCACGAGTTTATGTCAATGGTCTATGAGTACGAAAAGCAAGCGGAATATCAGGGGGATAGAGAACGCAATAGCACAACTGCGTGACCGTTGGAGAAAAGAAAAAGTCATCCCATTCGATGTTTGTCAACACCTGAGTGAGATGATTAAGCGTAAAAAGGAATTGGAAAAGGAGGTGCGAAAATGGTAAAAGCAGTAATCTATGCTCGTTACTCATCTCATAATCAGAGAGAGGAAAGTATCGAGGGTCAATTACGAAAATGTCACGATTATGCGGAAATGAACGGCTTTACTATCATAGAGGAATACTGCGATAGAGCCATTTCAGGTAAAACTGACAATCGTGCTGAGTTCCAAAGGATGATTAAGGACTCCGAAAAAGGTCATTTCCAAGCCATCATAATGTATACCCTTGACCGTTTCGCTCGTAACAGGTACGACTCCGCTATGTATAAAGCGAAACTCCGTAAAAATGGAGTACGGTTATACTACACTGAGCAATCTATTACAGACGAGCCTGAGGGTATTATTCTTGAGTCTGTTCTTGAGGGTATGGCAGAGTATTATTCCGAAAACCTCTCACGAGGTGTCAAACGAGGAATGAAAGAAAATGCTCTGAAATGTATGATTACAGGTGGCTATATGCCATTGGGGTATCGCAAAACTGCCGATAAGAAATTTGAGATAGACCCTGCGACTGCTCCGATAGTGCAGGAAATCTTTGACTTATATATAAATGGAAAGAGCCAACGCCAAATTGTCGATATTCTAAATGAAAAAGGCTACCGCACCGTCAAGGGTATGCCCTTTAGGTTAGGTAGCATATCAGGGATATTAGTCAACACCAAATATATAGGACTTTACTCCTTTGGAGATGTCGTGATTGAAAATGGTATACCGGCTATAATTGATAAGGATGTTTTCGATAAGGCTCAGGAAATGCTCAAAAAGAATAAGCGAGAGTCAGGACGGATGAAAGCACCTATGAATTATTTATTGACCGGCAAATTGTTCTGCGGTCATTGTGGTGGGTCAATGGTCGGTGAAAGCGGCACAAGTGGTAGTGGAACAATCTATAATTACTACAAGTGTCTAAGCCGCAAACGACATAAAGACTGTACCAAGCAGACCGAGAAAAAGGATTGGATAGAAAAACTCGTAGTAGAGGAAACCGTTAAACGAATTTTGCAACCTGAGGTCATTGATGAGATAGCCTGTAAGGTCGCAGAATTGGCTGAGAACGAGTTTAACAATAAGAGCCGATTAACAACCCTACAGAACGACTTAAAGAGCGTACAGACCGCTATACGCAATCTCCTACGGCTTGTGGAACAGGGCATTGATACCGATGATGTAGGCGAACGACTCCTTGACCTCAATTCGCAAAAGGCTGACCTACAAAAACAAATCGCCAAAGAGGAAAACAAAAAGCCGATGCTTACGAAAGATAGGATTGCCTTTTGGCTCACTTCTTTTCTAAACAACGGCGATATTGAGAGTGTAGACTATCAGCAACGAATTATTGATACTCTCGTCAATAAAGTGTTTGTGTTCGATACGGACGGTGGAGGACGGAAAATCGTCATAACCTACAACACGAGCAATAGTATGAAATCCACGATTACTTTATCTGACATAAATAAGTGTTCGGATATTGAGGGTTTCGCTCGGGGAAAAAGACGAAGAAACGGAA